GATTATTGCGGATGAATCACACATGCTAAAGACGCCGTACTCGAAACGCACGCAAGCGTCCACGTCGCTAGCGTTGCGAGCATCGCGCAGAGTACTTCTGTCAGGCACACCGTCCCTAGGGTCGCCTTTTGATTTATATGCACAGCTACGTTTTCTCGGTACGTATTTCTGCCCTGAAAATTGGTGGCATTTTAGAAAACACTTCGGAGTATTCCACCCAAGCGAAGAGGGTGAAGCTGTACCTAAAATGCTCCTAGGCTTCAAGAATATGGACACGATGAATACGCGTGTCGGACTTGTCAGTCTGAAGAAGACCAAGGAAGAGTGTCTAGATTTACCTGATCAGCTTATTTTGGACGAGTACTTCGTCGTTACAAATCCGACCAAGCGCGCCTACAACACGCTCATCCTAGACCACTGTTTAGGAGCAGGCGTTTCGGTACAAGAGAAAATACTTGCGGGTGAGCTGACGGTAAAAGACGGCCCGGTGATTGACCCGCACGTTATAGCTACAGAGCTCATCGTTAAGTTGAATAAACTAGACCAACTAGCCAGCAGCTTTGTTTATCAAGCTACTAAAAATCCGTTACTTTGTGTTGGTTGCCCTAACTCTGCAAAGTGCAGTGCGGACGACGTATTGCCTTACACTCCTAAATGTTCGGTGAGCCAGCGTGAACCTGATCCTGTTGTGTTGTCTTACGCAGATAACTCTAGACTTGAACGCTGTCTAGGTTTATTAGAAGCGATCCTAGCAGATCCTGCGAATAAAGTGATTGTTTGGGCGAAGTTTATGCCTGAACTAGATACGCTTGAAGCCGCGATAAAAGAACTCGGAAGCCGGTACGTGCGGGTACAAGGGGGATTTACCCGAGAACAATTAACTCATGCAATGGACACATTTAATAATGATCCGGAGTGCAGAGTATATCTAGGGCAAGTGGCTACCGGCGTAGGTGTCACGCTCAATGCGGCAAACTACACGATTTACTACAACCTGCCTTGGAGTCTGGATCAGTACTTACAGTCGTTAGACCGTAATTATCGCATCGGTCAAACTAAAAAGGTTACGGTGTATCGGCTACTGGGCCGTCACACGTTAGATATATCTAAAGCGGCGGCGCTAGATCAAAAAATAGATTTTAGTCAACTCGTGACATCGAAGTCTGTATGCGCTACGTGTACTGATTATCACAAGCGTTGTTCGAAATACAAAATCAAACTCTACGATAACGAGTGTAAATACGACCGCGCTATGATGCGGAAAACAGCTACAGTGGAGTTAATCCCATGAAAGTTACGTTGGAATTTGAAGAGAATGATCTCAGGGAAATGCTTACGAGTTATTTCCGAGGCAATGGTTTTGCCGTCAAAAACCTTGATGAAGTGTGCGCCAAGTTTAAGGATGCCTATGTCGATGGCTTAAAAGTCCAAGCTGAGATTATGGCAATGGACCCTCCAGTGTCGCAACCGAGTACCGTGCCGCCGCGAAGTACGGTCGAGGATGCTGTCGATGATACCGATGAAGCCGACGAAGTGACCGAGGCGGCGGAGCCTATGCTGTCACTCAACGATTTAACGGACCCCTCGCCGCGTGGACGGGTGGTCAGCATAGCTAATACAAAGAATGAATTTGCAGATCTCATCAGCGCAAGCAAACGCATTGAACAAGAACGCCGGAGAACTTGATGCTTGATAGTATCGACAATGAAGAGTTGATTAAAATCTCTGCTGTCGCAGAAGATGAACAATTCAAAGATAGGCTGCCCAAAGGCTATCTGTCGGTTTCACAAGTCACGCAATACATGAAATGCGGCGAGGCCTATTACTACCGCTACGTGATGGGCCGGCAGATCCCCTCAAACGTGTTCCAGGTACAAGGGCGTGGCGTGCACAAAGCTGCCGAGAAGCTGCACTTGAGCATGATTCAGAATGCGCCCATCGGTGAAGCTGAGATGCTTCAGACGTACTCCGATCTATATGATGACGAAATCAAGGCCGCAGTCAGCGAACATAATGAGGATGACGCTGATGAAAAGGATGCGAACGACAAAGACATCGGGGTCAGACTGACCAAGAAATATCATAAGGTTGCTCTGGGCAATGCATGCGACGCGTCGGGTAAACCCGTGCCGGCGGTGCAGCCCATTGCAGCTGAGCGCGTCGTTCGTGTCAACATCATTACCGAAGAGAGCCTAGTCATTCCATTTCTAGGCGTTATCGATCTAGAAGAACGTGATGCGATTGCTGACCTGAAGACTAAGAAAAAGGCGTCTTCGCAGGCCGACACAAACAACAGCTTGCAGCTGAGTCTCTACGCGCACGTCACAGGCAAACCTTTAGTGCGGCTCGATCAGCTAGTCAAGCCCACAAAGACGCTCAAGGAACGTTTTATACGAACGGAGTCCGTGCGAACAAAGAATGAAGTTCTGCACGCACTTGATGTAGTATCGCAGGTTGCACAGGACATCGCGTCGGGTCGCTTCAGAAAGACCAACCCTGAAAACTGGTGGTGCACGTCTAAATGGTGCCCTTACTGGAGCGATTGCCGCGGACGGAGGCGCTGAGTGGCTGACAACTATTGGGACAACTCGGGCGGACAGCCCAACCTATCACGCCTGCCTGTCGAAGTGCGCGAGGGGATGGCCCGGCCTATCCCGATGCGCGACGATGAAGTCTACGCGGCGGTCATGATTTTTAAACAGTCGCCAGGGCTCAACCACCCCAACGGGCGTTGCAATGTGGTTGCATATCGCACAACAAATAACGCGGTTGTGCCGATGGACAAGGGTATTCAGTTGGACTTTTCGGAGTTCTCCGGTAAGTTCCCGCTGGCTACAGTTGTGATTGATGTAAAGGGAGCCGAACCCTTTGTAGCGAATCTTCTGCGTGCCTATGCTGAACTCGGGGGTGACGTGCAGGCTGCCGTTAAACGCGCAGGTATCGCACGCACAACCGCCGAACACATCGCTTACTTTGAAGATAAAGTTAACGACTAAATCTGTGCATGTCGTAAAGGCGTTGTAATAAAAGACGCCCTTAATAAGGTAAAAGGATGTACACTTCTCCAACTCTAGCTCAGGAGGCTATATGGAGAAGTACGGTGTAGACGAGACACCTAGTTCGAATAGAAAATACGGCGAAACAGATCTTGACGTATGCCCGCTCTGTGGGGCACGGTTACAAAAACATGGACGTGTTGTTTTATGTCCAACACACGGATCAGAGCCCTTCGAACATGACAATAAGTAAACGTAGCAGTATTGTACGTTCTATTAGTGATTTAGTCACACAACGTGCAAGCATTATACGTGCGTTGTATATTGTCAGCGTTGCAACGAATGGGCCGAGAGACGAAATACTAGCAGAGTTTCATCAAGCAGTCGGTGACGTACTTGAGGGGGTAGCGTTATCACAACTCGACCTAGCTTTCATCAACAAGATGAAAGTGAAAGAGGAGGCAGCTTGGTTAAGGGACCGCAACGAGTAGTTAGTTACGAATTCACGCACACTGCAAATGATCCAGCAACTGTCGTGATGGTTTCGCCGTTCAGAAATTTTCTACAGGTGGTTGACGAAATCATTCGTTGGCTACAACTACCGCATATTGTTTCCGCATTTGCGAGTATTGCTGCGTTTCTGCGCAGTCTGTTTACGAACTAGGGGTTTTACGAGATGCCAGCTAAAAAGCGTAACGTCACTATACCGTTTGAAGCAATTATTGCTGATACTGACTTCAATGGACGCGTAGAGTATCCAGACATCGACGCCCTGAAACAGTCCATCATGGACGACGGGTTGCTGCAGCCAATCGGAGTATCGCAGAAGACCTCCGGTTCAGATACAGAGGGACAAAAGTTCTTTCTTGTATATGGCTTTCGCCGCTATTTCGCTATCTCCAAGATTCGTGACGAGCTTGGACCTGACGCATACGCGACGATCGATGTCGTACTCAATGAAGGAAACCTGGAAGAACTCCGGGTACGAAATCTCAAAGAGAATATTGAACGTAAAGCACTGACTACTTTTGAAATCGCACAACAAGTCAAGCGCTTGGTGCTTGCAGGCCTGGAACAGCGTGAGATTGCAACGCGCTTGGGACGCAATCAGTCGTGGGTGAGTTACCACCACAAGGTTGCTACGCAGCTCTCTACACAAGCCCAGCAAGCTTTAAAGGCTGGAGATATCACGCTAGAGCAAGCGCTACACATCGCGGATGTACCTGAAGAACAGCAGAATGAGCTGGTAACGCAGGTACTCAACGCGGATACGCGCGCAGATGCACGTAAGCTACTAAAGGACGCGGCAAGCGAAAGCGGCAAGCGTCGTAAATATGCCAATAAGGGACGACCTACATCACGTAACCTCATGCAGTGGGTGAGTGACGCGTCGTTTGAAGCCGAGTCGCGTGTCAATGACAAACACGATAAGGCTTTCTATAACGGCGTCGCAGCGGGAATGCGCGTAGCCCTGGGAGACCTGGAGCTCAAAGAGCTCAAGGCTGTAGAGAAGTACTCCGACGTAAACTATCACGCAAAAGACAATAAAGCAGAGGAAGAACCGGAGTTGGTGAGTATAGATCCGGGATCTGACGAAGACGTAGCGATTGCTGCGGCTGATGCGGCTCCTGCGAAAAAGAAGCGTGGACGTCCCAAGAAAATTGTGACGGCTTCGAATTCTCTCTAATTCATGCGTGCTGCGGTGTTGCGCAATTTGTTAATTGCTGTTTCACGCAATTGCCGCACGCGCTCTCCGGTTATTTCTAATATACGCCCTATTTGCTTTAACGTTTTAGGGCCTGTGTGAATACCGAACGATGCTTTAATGATATACGTTTCACGTATAGACAAATTCGTGATGTCGAAAAGTTTTAGTAGACTTTGATGCATCTCGATTGTAACGGCGTACCCGTCTATACTGGAGTCGTCATCACTTACAGTGTTCTCGGTGAACTCCGTCGTATTAGGACTGCGTATACCCTTCGCCATTGCGTGCGTTGGTACGTGTACGAGTCCTAAGCGACGGCCTTCTTCACGCATCTCGTGGCGTACCCACCAACTGGCGTATGTCAGAAACCGAGTCCCTGCTTCAGGTTTAAATTTAGTCAGCGCGCGAATTAATCCGATATTGCCAGCAGCGATTAAGTCTTCCAGAGTCTGTCGTTCCATATGACTTCGTGGATGCTTGCGGGCTTCGGAAATCACATAACGTAATGCGCCTTTGACTATTAAATCTTTCGCTTTTGAGTCTTTGGTATTCTGATAACGTTGGATGAGTTCTCGCTCGTTTTCTGCGGTTAACATGCTCGTGGCTTCGACTTCTTTGTAATAACGAGCAAGCGAATCGTTGGACGGTTTTGAACTCATGTTTCTCTCTCAGCTATTGTGCTGCTACACAGTTTGGGGTAGCTTACCGGTTCGTCAAACAGCCTCAGAGGGCATCCAGCATGAGCAATGAAATTCAGAAGTATGATGACACAATCAACAGTGTATCGACCCTACTCAAAGCCTACGCAGACACCGTTTCCGATACAGCACTAGGCCTGAAGATTCAAGAATTGTCAGACCAGACAATCACGACAGTGAAGGGCATTGACGGCCCGCAGCGCTCTCGGATCACGCAGTTGATGCTGAAACAGAACATGTCGAATTCGCCGACGATACCATCGAATACTGTTGCTGGTCAATTGTACACGTCCAAGAGTGATCATATCGGGGATAGCTTAGAGTTCATTCCGATTTTCACGCACAACATGCGCACTAAGTGGGGCGAAGAGAAAGTAGAGTGCCGCTCACTCGATGCGATTACAGGTTCGAAGTACGGCGATTGCGCCAAGTGTCCTTACGGACGTTACGTTCCCGACGAACGTCCAGAGTGCAGCAAGGGCCTGAGCTACTATGTAATGGCCAGCGATTTGTCTGCGTTATACAAAATCGACTTTATCAAGACGAGCGCTAAAGCAGGACGTTCTATCAGCCAGCTAGCGTCACCGCCGCATTTGTGGTCGCGCTCGTTTATTCTGTCGTCTGAGCGTGTCGTACAGCCAAAAGTCAACTACTTCATACTCAAGGTAGCCGCGACAAATCACCGCACTTCTCCGGAGGTTGCTAAGGTTTGCGACTTGCTCTTTGAATTTTTCCAGAACAGTTACCGAAAGGCCGTGCTTATGCAGGCCGAATACAGTCGAATGGGCGGGGGTGCCCTTGCAGGTACGGGCGGTGTTATTCCCGCCGAAGGTGAAGAAGTCCCGCAAGAGATCAATTTCCGCGATTCCGTTTGAGTATTAGCAGCGCAGTATCTGAGAGATATTGCGCTGCTTTTTTAGGTGCGCATGACTAAAGCATTGCCTTTGTTAAAATACGCCGCGTGGTCGCCTTCAAAGGCTTCTCTCGCAGGTACCTGTCCACTAGCATTTAAATACCGCTATGTTGATAAAATACCTACCGGCGACAAAGGCACTGCCGCCAAAGTGGGCGTGACAGTTCACAGGGCACAAGAATTACTCTTACAAGGCCAGTCGATCCACGATTGTC